GTATGTGAATTTATTAAGGCAACAAGGTCATGATGACATGGCTAAGATAATAAAGGAGCTTTAAGAAATGGCAATAACATCAGCAATAGCAACAAGTTTCAAACAAGAAATACTTGTAGAAGGTCACAATCTAACCAACGGAGCTGACTCGATTAAGTTAGCCTTATACACATCATCAGCAACAATGGGAGCTGGTACTACTGCGTATTCAACTGCACAAGAAGTTACTGGTACTAATTACACAGCAGCTGGAGCAGCATTAACTAACGTGACACCAGCAATTTCTGGTACTACAGCAATAGTTGACTTTGCTGATTTGACGTTTGGTACAGCTACAGTAACTGCAAGAGGTTGTTTGATTTACAACTCAACAAACTCAAACAAAGCCTTGGCTGCTATTGATTTTGGAGGAGACAAAACAAGCACCGCTGGAGACTTTACAGTTGTTTTTCCAGCAGCTAGTGCTACAGCAGCCATCATAAGAATAGCTTAAATTAATTTTAGTAATGGTAGAGTCAAGAGATGCCACTCACAAAATTTAGTTTCAAACCCGGCATAAACAAGGAAGAAACCGATTACTCCAACGAGAATGGTTGGGTAGACGGCAACTTAGTACGCTTTAGAAAAGGTGGCGTAGAAAAAGTAGGCGGTTGGGCAAAGAAAAGTACCAACGTATTTTTTGACACAGCCAGAGCACTACACAGTTGGATTTCATTAGGTGGTGCACGTTATCTTGGATTTGGTACCACTTCTAAGTATTACATAGACAATGGCGGTAGTTACAATGATGTTACTCCCATAAGGGCCACTACAACCAATGGCATAGTCTTTTCAGCCACCAATGGCTTATCCTTAATTACAGCTACAGATTCAAATCATGGAGCTGTTATTGGAGATTGGGTTACGTTAGCTGGTGCAGCTAGTCTTGGTGGTGTTATTACAGCTGCGGTATTAAACAAAGAGTATCAAGTTAATGGGGTTACAAGTGTAAACACATTTACGTTTACAGCAACAGATTCTGCTGGTGATGCTGTTACTGCTAATAGCAGTGATGATGGCAATGGTGGAGCTGGAGCTGATGCTGTTTACCAAATAAATTCTGGGTTGGATGTTTTTGTACAATCGGCTGGTTGGGGTTCTGGGTCTTGGTCGGCAAGTACGTTTGGTTCTACAAGTGCTTTGTCTGCAACTGGTCAACTTAGGCTGTGGACACACGACAACTTTGGTGAAAATTTAATTATAAACCCAAGAGCTGGTGGTATTTTTAGGTGGGTAGAAAACAACGGACTAGAAACAAGAGCAGTCAGTTTGTCTGGCACATCTGGTGCAAACCTAGTACCTACAGCTGCCTTACAAGTTATCACATCAGAGACTGACAGGCATTTGATAGTATTAGGAGCTGACCCTATATCTGGCAGTGCCAGAACTGGTACGCTAGACCCAATGCTCATAGCCTTTAGTGATTCAGAAAACGAATTAGAGTTTGAACCACTGTCTACTAATTCTGCTGGTTCTTTGAGATTATCAAGCGGTTCTTTAATAATAGGTGGTTTAAAATCAAGACAAGAAGTGTTGATTTGGACAGACACAAGTTTGTACAGCATGACTTTTATAGGACCTCCATTGATCTTTGCTGTAAACCTTATTAACGAAGGTGCTGGATTGATAGGACCCAAAGCTGTAGTCAATGCTTCCAATGGTGTCTATTACATGTCAAAAAATGGTTTTTACTTTTACAACGGTGCTGTACAAAAACTGCCTTGTTCAGTACAAGATTATGTTTTTTCAGACTTAAATTTATCACAAGCGTACAAATGTCACATTGCATTGAACAGCGAGTTTTCTGAAGTGTGGTTCTTTTATCCTTCTTTAGAAGATGGCACTAATGAAATATCACGTTATGCAATATACAACTACGAAGAGAACTCTTGGTCTATAGGCTCTTTGGTGAGACACGCTTGGTTAGATGCTGGTATAGAAAACAAACCAATAGCGTCTGGCGTAAGTTCATCTGTAAATTGTTTGTTTACACACGAGACTGGTTTTAACGATGACACAAGTGCAATGGATAATGTCTTTATAGAGTCGGCAGACATAGACATAGCAGATGGTGAGAACTTTGCCTTTGTAAAAAAAGTAATACCAGATGTGTTGTTTGCTACACAGACAGGTACTAATCCTTCTCCAGCCATGAACATAGTTGTTAAAAGCAGAGACTTTAATGGCGACTCTCTAACAACAAACTCAACCACACAGGTTACTACAACCTCTAAGTTTTCTAACCTCAGAGCCAGAAGCAGACAGTTGGTGTTGCGATTTGAGTCTGATGACGACAATACGGTTGACAGAAAAGACTACAAATGGCGACTAGGAGCTACACGTTTAGACGTACAACCGTCTGGTAGAAGATAGTGGGCAAGTTACTAGAAACCAGATTGCCAATAGCACAGGGCAACATGGTGTCTATAGACACTTTCAATCGTTTGGTTCGTATAATGGAACTAAACTTAGGACGCTTTGACACAACTGCTACGCCACAATACACAGACGTTGAGCGCAATTCTTCTTCTTTTAGTGCTGGTGACGTTATCTGGAACACCACGACAGAAGAGTTGCAAGTTTATGATGGCGATGCTTGGGTAAACCTTTCGGTAGGTCCTCAATTTGGTTTAGAAGCCAAGGCTTCAATAGGAGCTGTTACAGTAACCCTTGATGGGAATGTAACGGTAAACATAACGGGTCCTGTCTATGGATGGGATAAGGAACAATGGTACACATGACATTGCTGAAGTTGGTGCTACAATAAGCACAGACTCGGTTAAGATATAAAAAGGTAAGATTATGGCAAGATTAGAAGACACACTTAAAAAAATATACGGTTTGCCAGAGAGTGGTGCTGCACAACAGTATGCTGGTCGAGCTGACAGAATGATTAATTCTAATGAAAGAATGAACCAACTGGCCGATTCAGGATTTGACTCAACAAATATGCGAGATGAATTTATTGAAAATGCACCTTTGTTGCCAGACTTTGCACGAAGAATGATGCAATCATCTGAGTACAAACTCAATGATGCTAATAAAAGAAACTTTATGACAGCTATGTTAAGAAAGGAAACGGGTGCCGTCATAAATGATTCTGAAATGGAATGGATGGACCAAACGTATTTTCCACAATTTGGTGACGGGCCAGAAGTTATAGAACAAAAAAGACAGGCTAGAGAACAAGCTATACAGCAAATGCAACAAGAAGTTACACCAGAGAGTGCTGGTTATATGAAGATGGGTTCAGCTATGCCAGAAACAGGTGCTGTAGAAAGAACCATGTCACCAGAAGAGCTTAACGATGCCATCAACGCTTTGATGATGCAAAAACAAGGCACCAACGACCCAGAAGAAATTTTAGAAATAGATAAAACCATTGATGAAACTATTGTAAGAGGAAATGCCCCTTACAACGATTTAATGAACCAACTGGCATTGACCGGTGGTGAAGACGACATAATGGCCCACGTTAGAACGGGTGATATAAATTTATCAAAAGAATTGGTTACTCCACAGATAGAAAGTCTTATTGAAGAACAAGCACGAAAAGCAGGTATAGACCCAGAAACAATGGTTTACGGTCAAGGTATTGCCACGCTTAGAAACCAAATGACTGGGTTAGAACAACACGGTTGGTTAAAGAAAACGGCAAAATCAATTAAAAAGAAAGGCAGAGTGATTGCACAAGTTGCTTCGGTAATACCGGGTCCTTGGCAAATACCAGCCACTATGATTGTAAAAGGTTACACGGCTTATGACGTGGCCAAAGGCAACATCAGTCCAATACAAGCAGCAGCTCAATGGGCGGGTGCTAACAAAGCAGCAGCGGGAGCCAGAGCCAGTGTAGCTGCTGGAACTCAACCGTCTGGTAATATTTTTGCAAGGACAAAAGAATATTTCACTAAAGGTGCTGATAATATGAACTTTTATGACAATATAACTAAAGCACCAACATTTGATCCGAAGACTGGAGAGATGTCGGGTGGTAGTGTTTTTGGTC